TCTTTCATCGCAGTGATGTAGTCAACGGTCATGACCTTCGCCGCTGCTGCGCCATTCTGAATGCCGAAGCTCACAGTCAAATCTTCGTCGTCTGGTGCGTTAGTTGATACAACCGTACCGACCGCCGCATTGTTCTGGAAGACGTGAAATAACTGGTCTTTCGGATCGAAGACGAAACCAACGGTCATGAACGTGTCGTCAGCCATCACCGTAGGCAGGTTCAAAGTCGATTGCGTGCCGTCTTTTTCGACGATGAACTGCAAAGTCGTGCTGCCATCAGTCAACAAAAAGAAAATGCCATCGCTTACGTCAAGCGGAGACGTGTCAGTGATTTGCAAGCCAATGACTACATCACTGGCATCAGCATCTGAGGTCTTGAATCTAGCGTTAAAAGCGAGTTGCTTGCCTGACTCGAATTTGAAGCCTTCTTTGACGAGTTGCAGGAAGTCGTTGTCGTTATCCGCATCGTCGTTTGTGATGACTAATAGGCCACCATCTCCGTCACCCAACGCCTCAGAAGCGTTGCCAGATCCACCCTCTGTGGTGGTGATGGTCCAGTCGCTTGCCAAATAAGTGTCAAAGTCGTTGTGGTAAACGTGATATTTGGATGGGGAAGGCATCTTGAGTTTTCCCAGCGTGCTGCTGCTACCTACGTTGGTCACCCCACTTGTGAAATGAGTTGTCATACAGTTCTCCTTGTTGAACCAGTGATCAGCCTATCTGACCACCATTTGACTCTTTCAGTTTAGGTCAATCGCAGACACAAAAAAAGGGGGGCTGTGCCCCCCTTTTGAACGATGGTATTACGCCCCTTGTGAGCCGAACACACCCCTCCAGTCGGAAAACCCGAATGAATATCGTTCGCGAGCCTTATACCTTATGTTACCTGTTGTAAAGTCAGGCTCCATGCTGGTTTCCATCGGCGTGCGCTGGAACATCTTGAGACCTTCACCAGCGTCGGTGACAGTCGTCAAAACGAAGAAGGCATCAGGGTCAGTCAGATAGTGATTGACCGTATAGCCGCCAGACAATACGCCAGTATTGCGAATCGCGTTGATGTCGTTGTCAGCAGTGCCTGAACGCAAAGTCGAGTTCAGGATGCGGTCTGCAACGAATACCAATTGAGGCGGTACAACAAGTTTGGTTGCCTGCACTGAAATTGTAAGACCTTTGTCATCCGTAAACGTACTGATGCTAATCAGGGCATCTTCCAAACTCGTCTCATTTAGGTCAGCCATCGTGGTTGCGCGGTTAGCCGCTGTGCCACCACCCGCAAGCGGGTGTGCTGTGTTGATTAACGATACGCCGTCGCCGCCAGTAAATGAACTGCTGAAAGCGTTGTTCAGAACGTCTGCGCCTTTCACCTCTTTGGTGTTGGCCATAGATCGAGCTAACGCTTTTACATACCGCTTACCTAAACTGTCGTAGAGATTATCTTCCACCGCTTCATCGGTTAACGCAAACGCTAAGGCGATTGTGTCATGCGTGTAGCGAGCAGAAAAGGACTCGGAAGCGTTGTCAAAGACTACGCCTTGTCCCTCTGTTTTCACAGGGGCTGAACCGAAACCCGTAATTAAAACCTCTTCCTCGAAGGCGCGCTGAGAATCCTCTAATGCAAACAGTTCCTCATACTCGCGGTCGTAAGAATCGTAACTCATTCCAAACAATGCGTTTAAGCCGGGTTCCAATTCTTTCGCTAATTGTGCTCGTGAAATTGCCATGTCCCAGCCTCCTTATGCTAAGCCAGCGCCTTTCACACCCATAATATGGTTTTGAATAACCACCATTACGTTTGTGTTGGCACTTGCAACGTCTGAGTTATCGGGATCCTGGCTGATATCAATAGCCTTGAGAGGCAACGTGGTGGTAGTAGCACCCGTTGTCACGTCAAGCTCTGCATTTGATCTGCCAGAAGCGGTATCGCCCGTAGTGGACTGGTCAACGATGTCAAAATTCCCGAACAAATCTGCTACGGGGAACGTATCGTCGGCCTGAACCTCAAAAACCACGTCAGGGTCATCGATTACAAAAGCGATGATGTCTGCAGCGGCGATTGAGCCGGGATAAAAGTTTTTGAACACTTGCTCACCAGAGGTGGGGTCTGTGTATTGAACTCCATTGAACACCCCAATTACTGGGACAGTCGATGAGGCAGCAGCTCGTCCTACAACACCAGCAGTCAACTGCTTCACCAAGTCGCCTTGGAAAATTGCACCTGACTGATTGTTGGCGATACGATAACGAGATTGACCACCACTATATGGAGCGCCACCCATCATGCGGGAGGGCTTCAAACCAAATGCGGCATTTTTGTTAGCCATTTAGGTTCTCCTAGTTTTTGCCAAAAGTTACACGGGAGTCCCTCTGTGGATCGTACTTCACGTAACGGCTGTCTCCACGAGCCTCATTGAACATGGTGTTGTCCAATGCGTCCTTCGCTTCTTGAGTTTTATTCGAGTAATACTCGTTTCGCTCTTGCACCGTTTCGTCAGGTATTTTCGCCAGAAGTAACCCTTCGTTATAAATGACACCAGCATGTCTGCCGTCCTTATCCATAGTCGGAAGCGTGTCCGCCCACTCTGCTGGAAGATCAGTTGCTCTCACAAGCTCCCATCCTTCCCTCATGCGGCGCGAGACATTTGATCTGTCTTCCGCTCCCAACATGGATTCCCGAATCCACCTATAGGTGTAACCTGGAGGTGCAGGCGGGGTGTCCAGCTTTCGCACTGGTTGCCACGGTCGTCGCCGAGCTTCTTTATCGTGCGCTCCGGCCTCACGCGATGAACGGGGGTTTTGTTTACTTTCAGCCATCATCTTGCACTCCTGTTTGCAACTTTTTGCTTCTCTTTTGCCACCACTTGGAGCCAGCGCTCCTCAGTCATGTTGTGGGGCTTCAAACCACGAAGTCTTTCAAGTTCGCTTTTAGTAAACTTAACACCGCCCTGACTGCCTCGTGTTTGTTGTCGTCCACCAGAAGTGGTCGAAGCAACTCTTTGCACGGCGGGTTGCTTCGTATTTTGTTCGACGTTCTCCGCATCAGCTTCCTCGCCAACGCTCAGATTTGGGTAAACTCTGCGGACCCTTGAATCCAGAGCCTGATAATAATCTTCAGAATCAGGCTCAAAGCCCTCGTTTATTAAATTGTAGTGAGTGAAATATGCGAACTGCGTCGCTTGCAAGTTCTCTTCATCAGATTGATCACCATACCACGGATTCTTCGAGTGCCAATTTTTTGCCTCTGGGGTGGGATCTGGAGCCGCCGCTTGTTGAGGCGCTTGCTCTGGTTGATAGGTTTGGTAATTTTCTTGACCCTGAACGGGTTGCTCCGCCGCTCGACGAGTTTTGGCCACGCGCAACTTTTCTTTCTGGATCGCGATGTCGTTTTTCAGCGAGTCCGCTTTGGACATTAAGTCAGGATCACCTGCCTGCACCGCTTTTCGATAGATATCGTCAACCTGCGCTTCTTTCGACTTAAGCGCCTCCTCTTCTTTTTCGAGAACGGTTGACTGTTGCTGTTGAGCAAGCTGTCGGAACTGCTGAAGTTCTTGATCTTTTTGCAAAGCCAAACGCTCGTATTGCTCTGCACGTTGTTCCGCCGCACGAGTTTGTGCGTTCAACTTGTTAATTCGTTTAGAGACGCCTTTGGTATAGCTGTCCAACTCATCGTCATTGCTGACCGAGGACTGCTCCTCTATCGGATCGTCGGTCACCTCTATTTTTAACTCAGGCTCTGTCTGCTTTTGGTCTTGGGCTGTGTTTTCAATCATAAAAAGCTCACAATGTCGTCGGGGTCTTCGATGGTGGCAATCACCTCATCATCGTTGATGAGTCGGATCTCTTCACCGCCGTCCAGTTTCATTCGGCTTCCTGAATATCGGCCTATCAGAACCCACTGTTTTTCAGTGCACCACGGCTCTGGCCCATACTTTTCTTGATCATTGTAACAAAGCGGCCCCATCTTGAGGACGTAAGCTACAACAGTTGCTAACGCTTCTCGGTCTATCGTTTCTTTAGTGAGAGCAATGCCCCCTTTGGATGTCATGCGACCCTTGTAGGGCAGAACCAGCATTCGCCAACCAGAGGGGTTGGGCATTCGATCCATAATCGACAGATCGATTAATTTGGGATCTAACACTCGATCACTCGAATCGACGTATACGCTGCCCAAATTCACTTCGCTCATACTTTGTTATCCTTGAAATACTGAGAAACTTCTTGCTGTATCAAGTTTAACGCAGTTAGTTCTCCTTGCAACGATCTGTAGTGCTCAATATCTTTCAACAAACCGTCCATCATCGTTGTTTGAATCAAGCTTTGTCGGTCCTCGATCACTCGCTTTATTTTTTCTGCAAGTGTTATGTCATCCATTAATCGCGCTCATGAAAATCAAAACCGCGAGTAGCAGCGCCTTGACCACGCGCTTTGATAACGCGAAATGACCCGCCGACAGTACGTCTCACAAGCTCTGGTGTCGTGTGTATCGTTTTAATATTTTTCGTTTGCGAGGTCACTTTTTCAACCCTGCTCATATCTTTGATAGTCATTTCTTTGTCCTTTTTGTTGTGGCTTTTTTAGCCAGCGTTTTTTTCGCTGCAATCTTCTTTTTTGGTTTTTCTTCAACTAGCACCGGTTCTAGCTCAGCGACCGGCCCAGCAATCGCCGCCCCTGAAAGACGGGACAACTTTTCTGCGATGCGAGCGTCAGTCGCAGCTTTTTTTGCTCGCGCCTGCATCTCTGCAGCCTCCGCTGCGGCTCGCTCAGCAGCACGCTCCAAGCGTTTCATCGCCTTCAACTCTTCTTGAAATTTTAGTTTGTAACTCGTCGTCATCGACTTCCTCCAAATTTCGTCTGCAACTCGGTAAGTTTGAGATTTGCTTGTTGTTGCAGTCTTTGCAACGCAAGATCAAGTTTATCGTCCGCTACCTCTTTCGACGTATTTATTCTTTGCTTGGCGATTTCTGCTTCAAGGAGCTTCTCACGTCTTCGCGACTCTTGTTTTTCCTCAAATTGATTTTGCTCCGCCGCAAGCTCAGCGCCACGCAAATCCAACTCTTGCTGTCGTATTTGTACCAAAGG